CACCTACTGCTGCAACTTGTTGTGCTGCTGGAATATCTCCCGCAGTTGCTGCTGCTGCAATTAGTTTCTCAAACCCATCAAAAGAGTTGTTAGTTCCCGCTGCCGTATCACCTTGCCAGATACAAAACTCTGTGTTCTGTGCTACTTCTGATGCTACGTGTGCAATCATAAAGTCAGAAAACTTTGGTGGTAAAGATTGACCAAGACCGTAACCCATTGATTGTGCTTCCCAATCGTTAACGAAGTCATACTTACAAAGTTGTAGGTTTACTTGTAGTTCTTTTGGTTCAATAATTCTTTCTGTTAGTGTAACTGTAGATGTTGGATCAAAGTCACAAGATGCAGATGCCACTAAAGCATTTGTAGCTAGTTTTTTGATTACTTCTTTAAAAGCAATGTTTGCCTTTACTGTTAAACCACCATCATCAATAGTTGATGCAGATAATAAAGCTGCTGCGATATACTCACCAGCAAATTCTCCAGCATACGATGTAGTTATGTTAGTGGTTGTCGCTAAATTTACGTTTCTTTTTTTCATTTTATTTATTTAATTTGTTTAATACTCTATCAAGTGTTGTGTTAAATTGTCCTTTAGCAAATTGCATTTGTTTTTTCTGTGGTGCTTTTGCTTCTGGATTGTGTTTAATTGGTTTTCTAGCAGCAGACATATCTTCTTTTTTCTTGCCACCTTTCATTTCTGAAAATTGTTTTTTAAGTTCTTCAATTTCAGATTTTACTTCTTCAATAACTGGGGCAATAACCTCAACTACTGCTTCAATAATTGCTTCTACTTCTGTAGCTACTTCTGCTGGTACTTCTGTTTCAACAGTTTCTTCTTCAAGATCTTCAGTTGTTTCTTCTTCTTTAGCTGGTACTTCATCAGATACTTCTCTGACATCTGCAATCATACCTTCTTCAGATACTACAACTAATCTACCATCTTCAAGGATATACTCCCCTACTGGCATTGCTACTTTCTCATCGTCTGTGACAATAAAGATTTCACTTCCTTTTTCAAATGTATCAGCACTTACTACAGTACCGTTTTCCAACTTCATTTCTTCAAGTTTTACCTCGATGTTTAGAAGTGTTCTAATTTGATTTAACATTTTTGTTTTTTCCATACTATTTATATAACGATTATTAATTTACTTTTTGCATTTTCAGTCTGTTCTTGTTATTACACCAATACCTTGTGCTTGCATAGAACCATCACAACAAGAGATAGAATACTTATTGGTGTCCCAACATAAACAAGCACGTCCACCCCCAGTAGGTGATGTTCTACTAGGTATAAAAGTTTTATTTTTGTTGTTTCTTTGCATTTAGTTTCCAAAATAGGTATTAAATTCTCTTTCGTTTTCTTTATACTGGTCATCACTTTCTTTCATATAGTTTAATGCTTCCATATGTCTATCAAATGCTGGATAAACATCATCTGCTTCTAAACCTAGTTCTTCTGCTTTTGCTTTAATCTCGTTTAGTTTTTCAATATCACCAGAAACATCATCAAATCTAGTCACACTACTTGCACCAAACTTATATTCATCGTTTAATGTCATCCAAGCCTCTCTTGCAGCATCAAATTTTTCTTCGTGCCATTCATATGCTAAATAAGATAATAAGCCGCTTTGATCTTCAATAGTATCTACATCGTAATCTAAATTGTCAATTAAACCTAGTGCTACTTTGTGTGCTTTAAGGTTTACTTTTTGGTTTGGTAGTTTGCTATAAACTTTTTCTAATCTACTTTTCATTTTATATTTGGTTTTTATAATTGTGGTATGCTTTTCATAATTTTAATAGTATCAACTAAATCTTCTGTGTTTTGGTCAAAAACTCCTAATGTAAAACTTGCTTCTTGAAACCCCTCAAAAGTCATAGGGTTTACACCTAATTCCCTTGCTTTGTCCTCAAAGCTAATAGCCGTATTTTCTAAACTATCTCTATCGTTTGCCCAAGTATCATATAAATTTACAACAGAATTTACTTCATTTTGTAAGTTTATATACTTTACTACCCAATCTTCTAAAACATCATCCAGAGTACCCCAACTTGCATCAGCTTTTTCTAGTGACTTTTTAAGTTCTTGTGCGCTTTCTAATTCAACCTTATGCTTACCCAAGTTGTGTTTTTTTTGTGGTAGTTTAGAGTATACCTTTTCTATGTTGCTTTTCATTTTACTATGTCTTTTATTTGGTTTAATAATTGTTCAGCCATTTGTTCTTCTATAGCTTCTTTTGGTGCTTCCATTTTATCTGCAAAGTACCCCTCGATTGAAAAACCTTTTACCTTGTTTGTCTTTACATACTCATTCCAAACATCTTCATTGTTTACTTTTACACTTCCCATCCACGTTCCAACTGGTACGTCTAAACCATACAATGCAGTTTTATCTTTGGCTTTATCTTCTACTATCCAGCTTTCAACTAATGTTAAACCATTAAGTGCTTGTGCGTGTTCTAGTGTTGATCTACTTTGGTTGCCATTCTGTAAGAACATTTGAGATGCTTTTACAATAGTATCTTTTGAAAAGAATATGTAATACTCACCCTCTGAACCATTTCTGTATATAGGCTTGTCTGGTATCAACAAAGCACCCATTAGTATCTTCTTTTCTTTGTCTACTTCTGCTAACTTTATTTCTTGGTTCTTTAATGCAACAAAGTCACTTTCAATAGCTGGGCTTTCTACGATAGAAATCGCTTCTACTCCAGCATCCAAATCTTCTTCATCTAAAATAAGTTCTATTATCCTCATAAATATATAACGTGTTTAGTTTTTAATTTTGCATTTAGCCTATACTAGCACCCTCAATAATGTTTCTATCCATTTCTTGTGCAGTTGTTACATCATTACTCACAACGTATGCCCTTGATGGTCTTTGTGTTTGGCTACCTATTGCATCTGCTAATTGTGTTTCACCACTTGCACCTACTATATTAAATGCTGGTGGTTGTGATCCACCATCTGCACCTACTGATGGTTTTGATGGACTACCACTAGATTTAAGAGCAGATAATGCTTGTGCAGTAGCAGCAACAGATGATGCAATTCCTATACCTAATGATATGTTGTTTGCTTTAGCTTCGGCAGCAGCAAGTAATGCACCACCAGGTAAGGTTGCATATTTTAATTTTGCACCAGCATTTGCAGCTTTAGTAAATACAACTTGTTTAGCAATACCAACCGCATTTTCTCCTATTATTGCAGCAGCTTGTAAGGCTTTATTTTTACCAGCTAATTGTCCTAGTAAGTTAAAACCCCTTTCTACTGTATCAAGTTGTGCATCTAATATGTTTGCTTTTGCATCTGCTACTTCTTGTTCTATCTCTATTTCTCTTTTTGCATTTTTTGCAATAGTATCTAGTCTTTCATCATTTCTTTTATTAAAAGCATCCATTTTCTTTGCTCTTGCTTCTGCTCTTTCTTCTTCTGCTTCATCTTCAAACTTTTTTGTTATAGCATTAATTTCATATAACCTAGCTTCTTCTAGTAGTGTTGTATCTAAACCATATTTTTTAGCTTCTTCTATCTGTGTATAATATTTATCTCTTACCGCATTTATTTCTTGTTGTTCTTTAGATAGTTTAGACTGTAAATAATCATCTTCTAGTTTAGTTATTTCTTCTATTGATGTTGCTGCATCATCTATTGCTTTTAACCTTTGTTGTTCAGCAAGTTTTTCTGCATCTGTTGCACCAGTATCTTTAGGTTTAGTTTTTTCTTCAATTAAACTACTTTCAAATTGTGTATAAGCATTTTCAATATTACTTAATATTTCTTTTTGTTTTAATAAAGCCTCATTTTCTTCTTCTGTAATTTCACTAATACCTTTTTTACCTTGTCTAATAAACTCCATTGTAGTTAGAGTTTCAGCTTCAGTTTGTAAATTTCTTAAATTACTTTTTTCTAGCTCTATTTGAGCTAACATAGTTTTTCTTTTTTCCTCAATTAAAGCCTTTTCTTTTTCTATTAAAGCATCAACATTTTTACCTTGTTTTTTTTCTAGTTCTATTTGAGTTCTTGTATTTCTTAATTTTCTATCAACTGCATCTAGGTTTTGATTATTTAATACTATTTGCTTTTCTAGTTCTTTATTAGAACCATTTATTAAATCTGTTATTTCATCCCAGTATTCAACAAGCAAACCAACCGCAATAACAATAGCACCAATACCAGTAGATAAAAGAGCAACCCTCATTGCCTTACCACTTAATTTAGCAGCCTTTGCAACTTTCACTAAACTAGATGCAAGACCACCAGTAACTTTATCAACTTGCTTTACTGCTGCATTACCAATGACCATACCCTCTGTAAGATCATCACCAGCTTTTTTAGCATTTCTACTTACTTCTTTTACCTTTTCATTTACTTTATCAACTTGCCTTACCGCTTCTTTGGTATTAGCTTCTAAATTAGCAACAATATTTATAGCCATTTTAAATCTCTTTTAATTTGTTTGTAACCCTCTTTTAATGTTTCTGGTAACTTATATTTTCCTTGTGCTATCCTTATGTTTTCAGTATCAGCCTCAACCACTTGTAGTAAGTCTATTATATTCTTAATCATAATATTGTGTTTAGTAATTCAAATTCTGTTTTACCAGTTGTTAAATCTGTTTTCATTGAATTTATCTTGTAGCTATCTTGTCCTAATTGTATTAAGTCATTTAGTTGTAAGTTATAATATACTTTCATAGGTAGGTATGCAGTAACTTTTAACAATCTTCTTCTTACATTAAACACATCTTGTATGTACTCTTTGTAATCAGTTTGAAATAATGTGTCTGTAAAGCCTAAAGCATTATCACCTCCAACTAAACCATCTGGTTCATTAGCCAAATATTCATTTAGTTCATTTTGAAAATGTATATTTATTCTACTTGTGGATGGTGCAATAGAAAAACTATTTGATGGTATAATATAATCAACAATATCTTCTACGTTATTATTTAAAACTGTATCTCTAATTCTAATATTTGTTCCATTGGTTATTGGTATACCATAAAAAATTAATGGTTCACCTATATATGATTGTAAGTTTTCATTTACAGAATAACCCCATTGTACATCTGTTGATGTTGGTGGTGAATTACCTTGGTCATACAATCTTTCAAACTGCATATGCTCAAATGGTACTTCTATTTTATATGGTTCACTTGGTGCATCAAAAATATCACCATCTAATGTGTAGCTTAAAGAACCCCAACCACTATTGGTGAGCTGATTAAATTGTTGTGATAATAAAGTGCCTAAACCTTTGTAGCTAAAATTAATCTTATTGTAAGGTAGTGCAACATCTGATGTTGATTTTGTAGTATCTAGGTATTTATCTATGTTGTAAACTTGTGTGCTATCTGCATAGTAACTATCTAAAGTTCTAACCACTATTGTTCCTACATCATTTACATAAGCAGTTAGGTTAAACAAATTAAACAAGCCAGAAAGAAAATCTATAATCTTCATTTTTGGTATTTGCTCAACTATATTAAATTCTTTGCTTTGGTTAGTTCCAAATTGTAAACTATTTTTGTATTGGTCTACTGCTGAAACACCAGGTGCAGTTGCAGATACAGAAACAACTATATCATTAGCATTAAAAGTTACAACTCCACCAATTTGTATTGTGTAAGTTGCATTGTTTTGAAAATCATTTGTATCACCCCTAACAGTTAATGTTTGGTTTCCAGTTACACTATTTAATTCACCAACTACTGTTCCACCATTTCTTAAAACTTGAACACTATAGGGGTTTGCTGATGCTTGTGCTAAACTAACTATTAAAAAGGCTGGTTGCAATCCATTGTTAGGTATAGTTACAGTTATAATACCATTAGTAACACTTGAAATACCTTGTGATTGTGTTTGTACCAAATCAGTTAGCCTTGTGTATACAAAATCAACTTGTGTTGGTCTTTCTACTGACCCACTTTTTCTATGCAACCACATATACAATGTAGAAAATTGTTCGTTGTTGGCATCATTGAAGAAATCATCTGAAAAGGTAATATCGTATTTTGTCTGTATTGCTTCTATTATATTTTGTAATCTTACTGCATATTTAAACTCATTCCAATACACACCATTTTGGCTTGGGTTACCACTACCTTGATGGTATAAATTATTTATTGTAGCCTCTGGGTCAAATACAAAGTGACTACCACTATTGTATATCAATCTGTTTGTGTGGGTAATCAAAGGCACTATAAAAGGAGTAAGACCATCTTGCATAACACCAGTTACTGTATCAAAATCATAAAGCCTATCATAGTAATCAGAAAAACTTAAACTGCTTAATTGAGCATCTCCTAATGTATCTTTTAGGTTTACAGTATTACCAAAGAAAGTAATTCTGTATGTGTGTGCTAAATTGTTTTTTAAGTCTACACCTTGCAAAGCTATCTTACCATCTTTAAAAGGTAAATCATTTAACTCTAATCTTGCATCTGCTTTAATCCTTGCATCGAAACCACCACTAATATCAAAGTTATAATAGTGTTTAAATATCTTATTGTTCACACTAGATGCTGGTACAGAAAAGGTTTGTGTAAATTCAGTAAACACCTTTGCCAAGTCTTTTACATTCTTTATTGTTTGTGTAAGTGAAACACTTTCATCTTTAAATAAATCTACTCTTTCAGTACCTATGTATAGTTGTAGTCTACGCATTTATCTAATGTTGTTTATATAATCATATGCTTCTTCAAACTCCATTGTGTATTCTATAAGTCTATCATTTACACTTGTTTTAAAGGCTACTGATGAGGTTTTAACTTTAACTGGTATGATTATACCACTTCCTTTTTTAAAGGTAGACCACCAAATGTATTCACTTAATAGTAGTTCTTCAAATTGTTCATTTGCAAACTCTGGATAATACCCACTACTTAATGTATGTGTTTGTTTAGCTTGTGTATTAAATACTTTGTTTGGTGCATTTTGTATTGAGTATGTAGCACTTGATCCATTAGGATAGGTTATTGTATTTGACTTGTAACCCTCATTAGTTCTTGCTAGGTTTTTAGTTTCTTTTAAGAAAAACCATAAATCTTGCTGCGCACCATATTTGTTTATGTAGATAATTCTGTTACCCTCACCATACTTTGTGCAGTCTATTCTTTTAATGTTACAAACAACCCCATCAACATTTGTTACACTTGTAGCAGATGCAGTAAATGATGTTGCTACTAAACCACTTAAAGCAGTTATGCTTGGTATCTTACCAGTTTGATTATTAGGTGCTAATATTGTAAATGTATCTGTATCTTCATTTATAGGAATTAGGTAGGTAGGTTTAGTTCTTCCAAAAGGTACAGTTGGATTTACACCCTCTGTAAACACACCATAAGCCTCAAAGCCAACATCTGTATAAGTAGCACTATCAATAGGTGTACCACCACCATTAATTAATGTATAGCTTTTTATTACTGTTGAAATAGAAACTGTTTGAGGTACATAACTACTTTGGTATGTAATCTCAATATAATCTCTTGCTAGTTCAGCAATATCAAAATTAATAGTTTGTGTACCAGTTAATATAGTAGGTAGGTTTTTTATAAGTGTATACCTTAATGTTCCATCAATAGTAACCGAACATTCAACAGACTTTGCAGATGCACTTGCATCTATGAATTTAAACTGTGGGTTTCTTAATGCTAAATTTGCCATTTTAAAAGTCTAGTGTTAGTGTAGCTATAAATAAATATAGCCTTATTGTTGTGTATGTATACCTTTCATCTTTTGCGATGTACTCCCAACCTAACATAAATCTGTTATGTGGAAAATGAAATGCTATGCCTAATGTCCAATTCATAATTTATTTTTTTTCTCCAAATATTATTGCATTTTCTATGTCTAGTTTAAACGCATCTTTTAAATTTATTGGTAAGTTTCTCAAACCAAATTCAAATGGTGTAGTAAAGAATAAGTTTGCCTTTAAACCTTTGTTGTAAATTGATCTTGCAATGATGTAACTCATACTTTCATAACTCATAAACCTACCTCTTTCATCTCTCCATTGAAACTTCTTTTTCTTTAGCCATCCTTTTTTTGTTTCTGCGTTGTAAAGTGCTTTTGTTAAACCACCTTTTTCACCAGTACCACTACCATATTGAAATTGTGATAGTGCTGCACTTGTTTCTGGGTAGGTTGAGGTTTTACCTTTCACACCTTTATCTACAAAAACACCATAATCTTCCATTAGAAAATCTAATAAGAATTGATCTTGGCTTTTATCAAATGTGTAACTTAAAGAATTATATAAATCACCATCACCTTTTTTATCTTTGGTTAGGTTTTCTTTTGAGGCATCTACAACATATTGTGCAAAGGATAGTAATATTTCATCTACATTTTTAAAGTCCATTAGCAGATGTATATATCATTGTAAATTAGTATAGTCATTGTAGCACTCCATCCAGCAAGTTGGTTTTCAAACCTATCATTAAATGGTGTTAAACTTGGATTGCCATCTAGTTGATACATATCTGTATGTAATGATCCCATTCTTAACTTCTGTATTAGCTTGTTTAAGACTAGTAGTTGTGTGTTTAGAATATCTTGTTCATTATCATTGCCAGTAAACCTATCTGTTGTTATATCCTTTGATTGGTCTACAATATCACAAGCTAGGATGCTTATGTTAAACCTCAACACTTGTTCTTCTGCTGAAACACTATTTACAATCATATGTGCTAATGGAAATATGTCTTGCTTGTTTAGGTTTACTTTGCTTATGTCACCAATAGAAACTGTATTAGTAAATTCAGTACCTCTTAATTGTTCTTCTATTGTTGAGGTTAATTGATAATACCCTCTTATACCTTGTTGGCTCATTTGAAATTTTGTTTAATTCTTTTAGCTTCTACTTCTGCTTTGTCTTTCATAAATGATAGCATCATAAAACATTCGTGTACTCCTAGTTTAGTGATATTTTCATATCTTGTAATGTCTCCTTGAGCAAGTCCGTAAATTGAGTTATACCAGCCCCATTTGGTTGTGAAGTTAGATACTGCGTCAAGGCTTGTGTTTGATCCTTGTCCAAATAGTTCATCATAGTTTTCGACAAGTCCAGACCTAAATTCCACAAAAAAAAAATTGAAGATAGTACTGCATCCATAGGCATATCTAAAATCTCTTGATCCTTACCTACTTTGTATTCTTCTATTGTGTATTTGTCTTTTATCTTGTTTACTACTGGTCTATATAAAACTGCCATTGCTTTTTCTATATTT